GTACAATATATATAGGTAAAGATTCTTTGATTACTTATGTAGATAATCTTTTAACAAAAAAGTCTCATTATGCTAGTTATAAGTTAATAGGGAGAAAAAAATTAGAAAAAACAACCTATTCAAATCCTTATACAAAAGAAATTATAGACGTTGTAGTTTATAAATTAATTAAAAAATTAAATTAAATAAAATGGAAAAAGAAACACAAAAAATTACGGAAAAAGAATTAAATAGTATTTATGAAGTACAAAATGCTTTAAATAAAACTATTAATCAAATTGGACTAGCTGAAACTGAAAAACATGCATTATTGCATCAAGTTGCTGGTTTAAATCAAGATCAAGAAAATATTAAAAAAGAATTAGAAGATAAGTATGGTTCTATTAATATTGATCTTAATGATGGTTCTTATACAGTTATAGAAGAAGAAGTAGTAGAAGAAAAATAAAATGAATAATGTAATACGTAAGATCAGTATAGGTGCTGATTATAAAAATGACGCCATGCATTATTCTGTAGGACAACAAGTATATGGAGGGCATGAGATATCTCATATATTATATAATGAAGAGGATAGATCTTACAATATTCATATAAAAAAGAATGATGAAGTATTACCGTGGAAGAAATTTAATTCTAACATGGCTATTTCTATTGAGTACGATTTAGAATATTAATGAAAAGTTTATATGATTTTATTATTAAACCTTTAGGGGAAAGATATAATAATAAGAAACAAATAGGAAATTCTGAGTTAATTTTAAATAATAAAATTGAAACTTGGAAGTTTATTAATAAATTTGCTGTTGTAGTTCAAACTCCGTTAAATATTGAAACACCTATTCAAATAGGTGATATAGTAGCGGTTCATCATAATATTTTTAGAAGATTTTATGATATAAGAGGTAATGCTAAGAACAGTAGAAGTTATTTTAAAGATAATCTTTATTTTGCTGGTATAGATCAAATTTATTTATACAAAAGAGGTGAAGAGTGGATGTCTTTTGAAGATAGATGCTTTGTTCACCCTTTAAAAAATACTAATCCTTTAACTAAAGATAAAGAAATATATTGTACTGGTATATTAAAAATTGGTAATGATCGTTTAAAAGCGCTTAAAATCAATCCAGGAGACAAAGTAGGGTTTAAACCTCTACGAGAATGGGAGTTCTTTATTGATGAAGAACGCTTATATTGTATGAAATCAAATGATATTATAGTAAAGTATGAACACAAAGGAAACGAAGAAGAATATAATCCAAGCTGGACGAGTAGCAGTTAAAGAGTTAATCAAAGTTGCTAAAGAACCAATTATAGATTTTGGACCTGACATTTCCGCAGATAGACTGAAGAATGCTGCAGCAACTAAAAAGTTAGCTATATTTGATGCTTTTGAGATATTAAATAGAATTGAAGAAGAAAAAAATCTATTAGAAGATAAACCAAAGGTTGAAGAAAAAAAAGAAACTAAATTTAAAGGTTTTGCAGAAGGGAGGTCTAAATAATGTACGAACAAACTTTATATAAAATATTACCAGACTACGTTAAACCTAAGATTCTTAAAAGAAATAATAGGTATAAAAAATGGGAGTATGGTTATAACGAAGAACACGATTTTGTAGTAATCAGTAAATCAGGAATGATTGGTGATGTTTATGAAATACAAGGTTTAAAAATCGCACTTCCTAAAATACCTAAAGAAGTACATAAATTTGAAGCTAATAAATGGACTAGAACTCCCCTACCAAAAGTTTTGAGTAAAATCAAAAGTGTATTTGAATGGGATAAGTATCCAGAAGATTTCAAAGAAAAATGGTATGATTTTATTGATGAAGAGTTTAACAAAAGAGAACAAGGTTTTTGGTTTTATAACAATGATGTAGCTACTTATTTGACAGGTACACATTACATGTATTTACAATGGAGTAAGATTGATGTAGGACCACCAGATTTTAGGGAAGCTAATAGACTGTTCTTTATATTTTGGGAAGCATGCAAAGCAGATGTAAGATGTTATGGCATGTGTTATCTTAAAAATAGACGTTCTGGTTTTTCATTTATGGCTTCAGGCGAAGTAGTAAATTTAGCAACAATATCAAGCGATTCAAGATATGGTATATTATCTAAAACTGGTCCAGATGCTAAGACAATGTTTACTGATAAGGTTGTACCAATATCAGTTAATTATCCTTTCTTTTTTAAACCGATTCAAGATGGTATGGATCGACCTAAAACAGAATTAGCTTATAGAGTACCAGCTTCTAAATTTACAAGAAGAAAAATTATAACAGGTGAAGTACAAGAAGAACTTCAAGGATTAGATACTACGATTGATTGGAAAAATACTGGAGATAATAGTTATGATGGTGAAAAATTAAAACTATTAGTACATGATGAGAGTGGTAAATGGGAAAAACCTAATAATATTCTTAATAACTGGCGTGTAACTAAAACATGTTTAAGATTAGGTAGTAGAATCATAGGTAAATGTATGATGGGATCTACTTCTAATGCATTAGATAAAGGAGGTGCAAATTTTAAAAAATTATATGAAAGCTCAGATGTTACCAAAAGAAACGCCAATGGACAGACTCGCTCAGGACTATATAGTTTGTTCATACCTATGGAATGGAACTACGAAGGATACATTGACGCTTATGGCGTACCTGTATTCGAAACTCCAGAAAAGCCCAAAGAAGATCCTCATGGCCAAAAAATTAAATTAGGAGTATTAGATTATTGGAAAAATGAAGTAGATGGTTTAAGTGAAGATCAAGATGCTTTAAATGAATTTTATAGACAATTCCCTAGAACTACTAAACATGCTTTTAGAGATGAGTCTAAGAATTCGTTATTTAATTTAACTAAAATATATCAACAAGTAGATTGGAATGCTGATATAAAACATAGTCATGTTATTACTCAGGGTTCTTTTCAATGGGTTGGAGGAATACAAGATACAGAGGTGATGTTTGTACCAAATAAAAGTGGTAGATTTTTTGTTTCTTGGGTTCCACCTAAAAGATTACAAAATAATATTATATTAAAATTAGGTAAAAAATATCCTGCTAATGAAAATTTAGGTGCATTTGGATGCGATAGTTATGATATATCTGGAACAGTAGATGGTAGAGGTTCTAATGGATCTTTACATGGTTTAACTAAATTTAGCATGGAAGATATTCCACCTAATCATTTCTTTTTAGAATATATAGCGAGACCACAAACCGCAGAAATGTTTTTTGAAGATGTATTAATGGCGTGCGTATTTTATGGAATGCCAATATTGGCAGAAAATAATAAACCTAGATTACTATATTATTTTAAAAGAAGAGGTTATAGAGGATATTCTATGAATAGACCTGATAAAATTTATAATAAATTATCTGTAACAGAAAGAGAGATAGGTGGAATACCTAACTCTAGTGAAGATATAAAACAAGCACATGCTGCTGCAATCGAAAGTTACATTGAAGACTTTATCGGTTTAAAAGAAGATAATACTTATGGTGATATGTATCATCAAAGAACACTTGAAGATTGGGCAAAATTTAATATTAATAATAGAACTACACATGATGCTTCTATTAGTTCAGGACTAGCTATAATGGCTTGTAATAAAAACAAGTATCGTCCTGTACCTAAATTAATAGTGAATCCTGTTGATTTAGGAATTAAAAGATATGATAATAGAGGAACAGTATCAAAAATTATACAATAAATGAAAGTAAATTATAATACTAATAGCATTTTTCCTAGCCAAGTAGTTAGCGACGCAGAGAAGGATAGTTGGGAATATGGTCAACAAGTTGCTCAAGCTATAGAGCAAGAATGGTTTTCTCAAGGTAGAGCTAATGGTAATAGATATTTAACTACATGGAACAATTATAATTACTTAAGATTATATGCGCGTGGAGAACAATCAGTTCAAAAATATAAAGATGAATTATCTATAAATGGAGATTTATCTTATCTTAATTTAGACTGGAAACCTGTTCCTATTATTTCAAAATTTGTAGATATTTTAGTTAATGGAATATCTAATAAAGATTATGATATTTCAGCTTTTGCTCAAGATCCTCAATCTTTAAATAAAAGAACTGATTATGCTCAAGCAATAGCAACTGATATGTTTGCTAGAGATATAATTAAACAAGCACAAGGAAAATTAGGAGTAAATTTATCTCAAACTAGTATACCAGAAAATAATCTTCCTCAGACAGCTGAAGAATTAGAACTTCATATGCAATTAAGTTATAAACAAAATGTAGAAATTGCAGAAGAAGAAGCGATTAATCAAGTATTAGATCAAAATAAATGGGATTTAACCAAAAGAAGAGTTAATTATGATTTAGTTACATGTGGAATTGGAGCTTGTAAAACTACATTTAACGTCTCAAATGGTATAAAAGTAGATTATGTTGATCCAGCTCACATGGTATATTCATATACTGATGATCCTAATTTTGAAGATATTTATTATGTAGGTGAAGTTAAATCTCTTACTATTCCTGAATTAAAGAAACAATTCCCAGATATTCCTGATGTAGAATTAGAAAGAATTCAAGAAACTAAAGGTAATAGAAATTATATTTATGGATATGGTGATTATGATCAAAACACTGTACAAATATTATATTTTGAATATAAAACTTATAGAAACCAAGTTTTTAAGATTAAACAAACAGAAAACGGTTTAGAAAAAGCATTAGAAAAACCTGATACATTTAATCCTCCAGCTAATGATATGTTCCAAAGGGTTGGTAGAAGTATTGAAGTGTTATATACAGGTGTAAAAGTTCTAGGAACTCAAACTATGCTTAAATGGGAGTTAGCCAAGAACATGTCAAGACCTTTTGCAGATACTACTAGAGTAGAAATGAACTACGCTATATGTGCTCCAAGAATGTATAAAGGTAGAATTGAATCTATAGTAAGTAGAATTACAGGTTTTGCTGATATGATTCAAATAACTCATTTAAAACTTCAACAAGTATTATCTCGAATGGTTCCAGATGGAGTTTTCTTAGATATGGACGGATTAGCTGAAGTAGATCTGGGTAATGGAACAAATTATAACCCAGCAGAAGCATTGAATATGTATTTCCAAACTGGTTCGGTTGTAGGTAGATCTTTAACTCAAGATGGAGAATTAAACAGAGGAAAGATTCCAGTACAAGAATTAACATCTTCAGCTGGTCAAGCTAAGATTCAAGCGTTAATTCAGACATATAATTATTATTTACAAATGATAAGAGATGTGACCGGGTTAACTGAAGCGAGAGATGGTAGTTTACCAGATAAAGATACTTTAGTAGGTTTACAAAAAATAGCAGCTCAACAATCTAATATAGCTACAAAACATATAAATAATGCAAGTTTATATATTACTTTAAGAGTATGTGAAAATATTTCTAAAAAGATTGCAGATGTATTAGAATATCCTTTAACAGCTAATGCTTTAAGAGAAAGTATTTCTTTATTTAATGTTGAAACTTTAAAAGAAATTGATAACTTAAATTTATTTGATTTTGGTATATTCTTAGAATTAGAACCAGACGAAGAAGAAAAACAACAATTAGAGCAAAATATCCAAATAGCTTTAAAATCAGGAGGAATTGATTTAGAAGATGCTATAGATATTAGAGAGATACGTAATCTTAAATTAGCTAATCAATTACTAAAACAAAAACGTAAGAGAAAGTTAAAAAGAGAACAAGAGCTACAACAACAAAATATTAAAGCTCAAGCAGATGCTAATGCTCAAGCTCAGCAAGTAGCAGCAGAAGCCGAGGCTCAGAAACAACAAGTAATTACTCAAAATAATTTACAATTAGAAGAAGGAAAATCTCAATTTGAAATTCAAAGAATGCAAACTGAAGCAGAGATTAAACGTCAGTTAATGGCTGAAGAGTTTAATTATCAAATTCAGTTAGAACAATTAAAAATGCAAGCTGAAAAACAAAAAGAGCAAGACATTGAAAATAGAAAAGATAAAAGAGTAAAATTACAAGGTACACAACAAAGTCAAATGATAGATCAACGAAAGAATAATTTGTTGCCTATTGATTTTGAAGCAGAAAGTCCTACTCCTCCTATGGGAATGTAGGTACTATTTAATAACTATTTAATTATATTTTATGGCAAAAGATGCACAAAACGTCGATGTAGACGTAAAACAAGAAGGTGACTTTAAAATAAAGTCTAAACCTAAAGGTAAAAAACCTAAACAATTAGTTGCGCAAGACGAAGAAGTAGCTAAAATAGATTTTACCAAACCTGAAGCTCAAGGAGAAGTAGTTCCTGATGTAGTTAAGGTTGATTTAAATAAAACTCAAGAAGATGCCGTTCAAACACCAGAGACAAATGTGGGCGATGCTATTGTCGAAAAGCAAGAAAACACGCCAGACAGCAAAGGAGTGGTTGAAGAAGTACGGGAAACCGAGCAAAAAGTAGATGCTCCTATAACAGAAATAATAGAAGAAGTTAAAGAAGAACCTTTACAACAACCAGATAATGTAGTTGTAGATGAAACTTCTCCCCAACCAGTGTTACCTGAAAACGTTGATAAACTAGTTAAGTTTATGGATGAAACAGGTGGAACAGTAGAGGATTATGTAAAATTAAATAGAGATTATTCTAAACTAGAAGATGATTCTCTATTAAAAGAATACTATGCTCAAACAAAACCACATTTATCACAAGAAGAAATTACTTTCTTGATTGATGATAAATTCATGGTTGATGAAGACATAGATGAAGATAAAGATATACGTAGAAAAAAACTAGCTTATAAAGAGGCAATTGCAGAAGCTAAAAAGGATTTAGAAAGTTTAAAAAGTAAGTATTATGCTGAAATTAAACAACGTCCTGGAGTTACTCAAGAGCAGCAAAAAGCTATGGAATTTTTCAACCGTTACAATAAACAGCAAGAAGTTGCTAAAAGTGCTCAAGCAGATTTTAAACAAAAAACTAACCAGTTGTTCTCTGAAGGA